AACTAAGTTCCCATTCGCGTCCCATGTAAGCGAAGACACCGATGAGAAAGTGGAAGACAACAAGTTGGTATGGTCCTCCGTTGTACAGCCATTCGTCGAGGGAGGCTGCTTCCCAGATGGAGTAGAGATGTAGTCCGATTGCGTTGCTGGAGGGTACGACTGCTCCAGAGATGATGTTGTTTCCATAGAGAAGCGATCCAGCAACCGGTTCACGGATGCCGTCAATATCAACAGGTGGTGCTGCAATGAATGCAACGATAAAGCAAGTGGTTGCTGCCAGTAGACAAGGAATCATGAGGACACCGAAGTGTCCTACATAAAGCCGGTTCTCAGTGCTGCTAACCCACTCACAATAGCGGTCCCAAATAGACTTGGGCCGTTGTAGTGCGATAGTAGCTGCCATTTGTTAGTTAGTTAGTTTACTTTTTACGTGCCGTCTTTGCAGCACGCTTGAAATTTGCTTTGGTAGGAGCGCCTTTGCTCCCAGGTTTACGCATCTTCTCGCCGCTACCAGCAGCGATACGCTTGCGCTTAGCGTGGATGTTTGCGTACAATCCTTGTTTGTTAGACATTTAACATTTCCATTTACGAAGTGCCAGGGCTTTTCGTGTAGGCCGTCCCTTCTCATCTTTCATAGGTCCTTTGTTACCAGACATACGAGCACAGAAAGAACGTTTACGAGGACCACCTCCAGGCTGAGGAGCCTTAAGGTTTGATCCAGTCTCACGATTGTATTTTGCACGTCCAGCAGCCGTCAAGCCACCGGAGCGTGATTTGTGTTTGCCAATCTTTAGACTGACACTTTTATTTTTTGTAGCCTTTGCCACCTTTCTTGCCTCCGCAAGATCCTTTACCTTTGTGAGCCATTACCAGATACCAGGAATAATTTGACCAGTGAAGGCATACGCACCAAGCGCAGCCATCACGCCGAGCATGGCAAGCCTGCCATTGAGACGCTCGGCGCGTTCGTTGTGGGGGATAGAGTTTTCGTCGATGTACATACGTGGTTCAGTGGGCCAGATTTGAGTGTCGTTCATTAGAAAGAAAGGTCAGATCGATCCAGTTTATTAAGCACATCTTGCCGATACGCTGGATCATTGTCGTACCGGGGATCGTTCATTGCTTGGATAAGTTCAGCTTGACTGCGGAATGCAGCTTCAGCTTGTGCAGGTTTACCCTGCAGCATGTTACCGTCTTGGCCCATAGCATCTGTGTATCGATAGTAAAGTGCTTGTAGTGCTAGGTTAATTTGCTGTACATTACCAGTTTCAATTACCTGATCATATGCAGCAATCTCACCTTCACTAAAGTTTTCACCAGCCCAGCTGATCAAAGCTGAGTACTGGTCTTTCCCACCAACAGCATCATAGACTGCAGACAGTTCTCCATCACTCAAGTCTCGCCCTTGTGGAGCTTGATCTTTCATAGCGTTGAACACATCTACACCATTCATCTCAGACAATTGCTGAGTCAACCTTTCGGAGAGTTCTCCGCTTTCGTTGATGGCTTCGTATGCTTCTGCCAGCCAATCGACTTCATCAGTTTCTTCAGGCTCTGCTTGCACATCTTCTTCTTGACTTCCTAATTTTTTTTGCAGCTCAAGGTATGCAGCTTCTAGCTCTTCAGTATTTTTATACTTACCAGCCAGTCGTTGCTCATGAGCTTCCATAATCTCCTCACCAACGCGAAGAGAATCGGCTTCATCAGATGCCTGGGATTCCATGACCTCTGTAGGCACACTGTTATCCGATGTAAATACTTCTGCCATTATTCAATAGGTGGTTGTTGTTCTTGCTCTTGCATTAACTGTTCAGCAAGTGCAGGGTTTTTAGATGGATCATTCATAGGCGTAGACTCAAGAGCCGCTGCCTGTTTAGTCATCTCCATCTGTTGCTGTTGTTCAGCTGCTTGTTGTTGTTCTTGTTGACGTTGATCCATCGACTTAACAAGGTTGAGTACATCAATACCTTGTGCAGCAGCCAGACGTTTGATAAACTCATCTGGATTTAGGTGCTGCATCATGCCTTCAGGTCCAATAGTCTGAGCAACAGTCATGATAAATTGAGTCAGCGACTCACGATCTTGGCCGCGACCAAGTGCGTTGATACCAGCAACAATAGTAGGCTTGACTAGATCTTTAGGGTACCTAGGCAACTCACCACTGCGTTGCATAGTGAGCAACTTACGGTTAAGGTATGGTACAAGGAACTCAACAGTCAACAGACTAAACAGTCCGCCAAGTTGTTGTTCAAGTTCCAGTTGTGTAAGCCGCACTTCTTCAGCTGTAGTCCGTTCTGATTGACGAACAGTTAGCACAAGAAATGCTTCAAGAATCCTACGCTCAAGTGTTTGCATTTGCTGCAAAGCAGTAGCAAAGTCACCAGTCTTACCCACTTGCACAACTGCCACATCATCAGGTCGGCCCTGAATAATAGCACCGTTGCCAGCTTTAGCTAGAGTCTGTGGTTTAGTGGTCGATGATGGTGACACTAGGAAGACTACTTTAGCAGCTGCTGCAGAGCCTTCTGTGATAGCCTGAGAGAGTGCATTGAGTGACTTGAGATCACCGATAAATTCCTCTACCCTACCACGTCCGTAGTTCTCACCGTCTACGGAATTGAATCTCAGTACCAACCAAGGTGATGCATCCTTAGGAGCCTTACCTTGTGTACCAGGGATTACTTTATCGTAAACTTCTTGATGCCATACCCAGCGATTGTTTTGAAGTTTACAGTGTGTGAAAACTTCGCACTCATTCTCTGTATTGTAAGCATCCTCATTTACTTTAAGTGGATCCTTTACTATATCAACTGGTAAAAGTTGTTTGTTGATAAGTTCTTTAGTAACGATCTCAATTACATGACCGTTGCCATCTCGTTCTACAACGTAGCGGTTCAATGGGTAGTGCTTAATCCCATCTTTACCCATAAACAACAGAGCATTGCCACCAACAACTAAGTGTTTGATAGCTTGGTGAACGGTAACACGATCACTGGAAGCAGCGATAGATTCCATCACCATACGCTCAAGTTTGGCAAAACTAAGATCAAGTTCAGAGCGAATCTCAGCAGGCAGTTCAGTGCCAAGCTTGTCATCTGCAATCTGTAACTTGAAGAACGTAGTCTGAGGCGGCAGCAGAGCCAGCATCAATTTAGATGCAAGGGTAACTACCGCTTTAGATCCAACGCTTTGCCAAGGTTGTGTAAGGGATTTATGGGAGGTCCGGGTTTGATCACGTTGAATCAAATACGGAAGAGTAAGCTCAGAGCATTGAACAGCCATGTCAAGAAATGATGTACGGCCACTACTTAGTGCATCGTACCTTGACTTAGCTGACATTAGTATCCTCCAATATTCAGGCTGCCACCAGAACCGAGACCACCAACGGCTTGGTTGATCTTACGTGGTTTAATGCGGAGGCTAGCAAGTGTTGTTTTTTTCCTTTTACCACCAGGACGCTTTACACCTTCACCGGCTTGAGAGATAGTGGTTTGATTTTGAATAGGTGCCTTAGGTGTTGACGGCTGTGCCATCGGCTGAGGTGCTGGTGCGCCACCTCCTCTACCAGGAGGGTTACGCATTGCCTCGTTAAACCTCCTATTAGCTGCATCCCAGTTAGCAGTGTTAGCAATAGAGCCTGCAGTTCCACCGTCGTATCCAACAGAAAGCAGCTGCTGAAACATGCGGTCTCGATTAGCTCTGCGTCGTGCGTTAGCCATAATTAATCTTCAGTAATACGTTGTTTAATCCAATGGATGATTGATTGTTGACCAGCTGTAAACATGATGTGTTGGATCTTGTCTTCTGGTCCTGTAAAGGGTGGCGGAAATTTTTCTTCTAATTCTCCAAGCAAACCCTCAGGAGTTAGTCCAAGGTTAAGCATACTGTGGAAGGTTTTGATTAGCGTGTTCGAAGAAGGCAGGCATTCTGGCTCTCTGTGTGTCAGAAAGTTGTGGTGCTTTACCCTCATACATCAGCCGATCACTAGAATCGAGCCAAAATTTTTTGTCCAAATATTTATCGGCATTTTTTCCTAACGGTTGCATAACCCAGGCAATAGTCGCCTTACGGAGTTTATCCAAAGACGGCGAAGCTTCCAACCCAAGCTCTCGACAAACCAAGCTATTTGTTGCGACGTGAACTTGTTCGTCTCTACTGATGTCAGCGCTGACAGTTCGCATTCCCGCGTCACCAGCAAACCGCATGAAGGGTAGTAGGACGAAAAAAATTGAACGTTCAGCAACCATGGCTTTGAGGATAGTGTGATCAGGATGTTCTGTCCACGCATCACGGAGTGCGAGGGCTTCCCTTTCAGCTTTCGGATCAACACCCCAAGCATCGGCGACATAACCCAGAGCCCTGTCGTGCTTAATCTCGTCTTGGACATTGCTCTCCAGTATTTCACGTGCGAGAAGTGGAACTTCAGAGGCGAGCGCATCACGAATAAAATCTCCCACAGGTAGTTCCATATGTCGCAAGGCAAGTGCACGGCGCAGAGTCTCCTCCGCACCCTCTTTGCACTTCCCTTTGGTAGTAGCCACAGGAGTCCATGTCCGCTTGCGTTCTAGTAATTTTTGATAAGGATGTTTTCTCATTCTTGACAATCACAGGTAGGTTCTTTTTCATTTAGTAAATCTGCAAGGTAGTCATCAACGTCTTGTTGGTCAAGAGCGGCATACGCATCAGATTTATCTTGTGTATCTCCCATCACTTGGAGGGAGTAATACAAGGAAGTCTGGGGACTCTTTAGCCACTCTTCGATAAAGGCGTTGTCATAAGTAACAACATCACTCCAGCTGTTGAAGCTATACCCGTGAAGAAGCCCAGTGCGATCTAGCATCGTCATGATTCCATCAGCCACACGCTTGTAAGCGTCCCAGCCGACTTCTGACGCAACTTCTACATCGCCATAGAAATATGATTGGACACCAAAGGTGCCACTATCCCGGTCAACGACACGGGAAATAGGTGGAGCAATCTCAGGAGTGCAGGTGTAACCATCTACATCCTTACTGCGGTAGCTACAGCTAGCAGTAGGAGCGATTGCGAAAGCTCGTTCCATCGTGTAACTACGTGCAATGCTTGCTGCCGAGTCGATGCCACTTGCGAGCTGTGATACCAGCTCAAAGGCTGGCGTTTGTACGATCTCTCCATTGTTGTATTGGTCAAGTGCACGTCCGAATTGTTCATAAGTAACACCTACTCGCCTAAGGAGATTTGCAAGTCCGAGCATTCCAAGGCCGACTTGTCGGTCTGTTTCGGGTGGGAGGTATTCACCACTCGCACCAACTCCAGTCGTTGCATGCAATGCACACAGTTCAGACATACCTTCGACGAAAGCTCTTGGAATGTCATCGAACTCGCAGGCTCCAAGATTAACATGCTGTAGGAGGCAGGTTCCTCGGCTAGGCAAGTACACTTCGAGACAAACGTTGCCTCGTACACGGTTCCCATCTTTGTCATACTTTACTTTGTTGAGCCAAATGTCACCGGACTTAATACCAGTGAGTAGTTCCTCTTTAAAAGTACACGCCTCCCACCATTCATCTGTAATGTTGATGCATCGCTTAGCCCAAGGAAGTTCATGACGTGGAGCTTGTATAAACTCAAGAGCATCAGGGTGGCACAGGTCCAAATGCAGGACCACAGCACCGTTTTTGTAAACACCCCCACGTCTGAGTACAGAGTTAAGGGTTGAATAGATTTGGCCAAATGAAACCGGGCCGCTAGCGACAAGTCCTTTTCCATTCTCTGTTCCTTTAGGTCGAAGTTCGGACAGGTGAATAGCTACGCCAGCTCCATTGCGGAGAGCATGTGATGCAAACCGCCAACTGGCTTCAATACCTTCTGGACCTTCGCAAGAATCGTCCACTTTAAAAATTGTACAGCTGACCGGCAGCCGTGATGTTGGATCGTCAATCCAGCTTTGGACGCGACCAGTACGGGAAATAAGATTAGACATTAAACAAGATCTGACAAATCAGGTGGTTGATAGTTAGGTCCTTTGAGGACTTTTCCGTCCTCTCGGTAGATCGGTTTGCCGTCTTCACCAAGCTTGGACATATTGGATGCATGGACACGACGCAATGCTTGCTCGATATCCCAGTTCATATTCTCTGCGTACTGAGCGCAGACATAAATTAGATCAGCAAGTTCTTTCAACGTTGCTTCTCTATCTTGTGGGTGCATAAGCACCATGTTTTGATCAGCTTCTAGGAACTCCTTGAACTCCTCAACGATCAAATTCTTCTGGCGGGTTCGGCCACTCAAAGAGTTGGTTATTTTGAAAGCGTTGCGGAACTCGATCGCTGTGTTGGATAGCAGTGACATTTTCTAATTCTTTCTCAAGGTAGGTGATAGCTTTGTGGAGGTCATCTATCTTGCTGTCTTTATATCCAGCACGGCAGATGTATTTAATTGCGTTCCCGAGAAAGTAATTCAACTCTTGATCACGGATGAAGTCCCAGACTTCTATTGTTCCTCGGGTGTAGTAGGACGGGCGGGCCAATTTTTTACTAGGTTACTAACGGTGTTACATAAACAAAAGTTTTGATGCTGCAGAGCATCCAAGATAGTAATGAGATCCTCTTTGCTTGCCTCAGGCAGCATGTCTCTCATTCTCCTCATCTTGAAGCTTTGCTCCATCGTCAATTCTATAACCGGGGGAGGCGGTCCATAGTATTGGGGTTCTGGTGTTGAAGTCATAGTCATCTACGGTAAGGATCTTAGCTAGCCTTGCATTTTGTAGAGCAATCTCTTCGCTGAGACCTTTCTCCTTGAATGCTTTGACTACGGTTTCCCAGCTGTATCCGTGCTTTTCGAACAGTATTTCTGCTCGCTTCACGCCCACGCCGGGAGCGCCGGCATAGCCGTCAGTTTGGTCGCCGGCAAGTGTCTGGATGAGATGCCACTTGGCACCATCAGCTTTATTCACAGTCACACGTTCGTCAAGGTTGTACAAAGATCCGGGGATCTGTCGCATGTCCTTGTCAGGCGAGACTATAACATTGCCTGAAAATTTTGTGGCATAAATCCCCATGGCATCATCTGCCTCCAGGGTATCCATGATAACAACCTCATACTCAGTCTTGAGTTGGTTGATCACACGTCTGTAGCCACATGGTTTCTTTCGGTTACGGTGTCCCTTGTATGATGGGAGTATGTCCTTGCGAAAGTTTACAGAGTCAGAGAAGAACAAGACAGGTTCACTAAACCCACCAAACTCTCCAACAATTCTATTGATATCTTTGAGGATGTTTTTGTATGCATCAGAGAACTTAGATGTAACCATGATCACATCGGATCCCCAGTCAATCTCTGTCTCTGCCGCAGCACATCCTTTATAGACAATATAATCAGCGTCGATGTACAGCTTCATCAGTGCACCTCGGCCCAGTTGTTCCCGATTTTGGCTTCTGCTGCGATTGGGATTCTGAGTTTGTAGTACTCTCCAGCCGCTGCAGCGCTGTATACCAGGGATGTTGATAAATCTTCTGCATGTTTAGGATCGCACTCAAACTGTAGTTCATCATGTACGAACGCCAGTTGAGAGCAGCATAATTGTGTTTCGTTTACTGTTTGTTGGTTTAAGACCAGCCACCGTTTCGCCAGTGCTGCTGCTGAGCCTTGGAGTAAGAAGTTGAGGGCTTTATGCGGTGAGTCGAGTGGTACTCTGCGACCGTCAATTGCCTTAACAAACCCTCTATCACCCGCAGCTTTAACAGCAGTAAGGAGCGAATCAAGACCAGGAATCGCGTCAACATATGCTGCGCGAATCTCTTTACCCTTGGATTTAGCTCTAGATGTGCTGAGAGAGGAGTCATAACTTAGTCCGATCTTAATATCTCCAGCTCCGTACAAAAACGCATACGAAACTGTCTTAACTTGTTTACGTGATATACCGATCTTATCGGCGTTCACTTGGTGGATATCTCCGTTAAGCAGGATGTCGGCATATCTACCGCCGTCGTAACGGGCGAGATAGTGTGCCAACATGCGAAGCTCAATGCCAGCAAGATCAGCACCGACCATAACTTGACCTGGAGTGGGTATAAATAATTGTCGGAATCGTTCGTCACTAGGTACTTGAGCTAAGTTGGGATTTTTATGTGACATTCTAAAAGTGGCACACCCAACTGAACAGTGGTGATGTACGCGGTTAGCAGTCGTAACAAGCTTGAGCCATGCGTTCGTGCCTTCCGAGATCATCCCCAATTTCTTCGTAATATCCAGACACTTCGCGAAGTCCCCGGCAATCGAGATCCCATCTGAGGCAATCTCCTTCAATATGGTCTCGTCTATAACCGGCTTCCCAGTATTGGTCATCTGAGTCGGCTTCCAGCCATAGAATGTGGAAAGGATCCATGATATATGGTCACGCGATGTTGGGTTTAGTTCTTTGAGTCTGACTGACTCGCAGCCTTGAAAGTATCCTTGGCTTTTGTTATTTCTTTTAGGATTGAACGTCGCGCCTTGGACGAAAGGGTGCCTTTGGCGTAATACTTCTTTAGTTTCTTCCAGCTCTTTTTGGAGAGCCGATGCAAGCTGCCATGCAGCGCGTTCATCAAAACACCATCCATGTGCCTCCTGTTTAGACATTAATTGTGCGACTTGGTGCTCTAACGCAACCCAGTCAGGTAAGGGCGGAAATGTTGACATAGTTTGACTGTCACGTTTACATCCTGTACGCAATAGTCTTCCATCTCTTGGCTCCACTCTTTCCAATCAGTGTCCTTAGCAAAGCCACCTTTGTATTCACCGAGCCTGTAACCGTATGACTCCAACGAGTGGCGTCCATACAACTGCAGTGGCATGTGTTTCCATTGGTGCTTCTTGTCTAAGCCAAGCATGTTTGGGTGGTAGAGCCTGCTCAATAGAAGGGTATCAATAACCTCTCCTTGAGGCTCAAAGAATGAAAAGATCTTTTTGATACAGGGTATATCAAAAGATATAATGTTGTGTCCTGCTATTCGATCTGCTTCCTCCAACCTTGTAACACCTGCAGAGATGGGAGCTTGAGTACCGCTGTCATTGTATGCAAGCGTCTCATCTGTCTCAGAATCGTAGATTGCAAGGCAATGTATGTGGGTAAAATCATTGAGGAGTCCGTTTGTCTCCAGGTCGAATACCAGCATTTTTCCAGTGATAGGTTTTATCTACGAACTTAGCTTTTTCTTTTGCTTCAGCCGTAGGTGGATTAGGTCGGCGCAAGTCTAGTACTGTACTAGAAATCGGTAGCCGGGTTGAAATCGGGTTCAGCTTCATGTTCAGTAAATTTACAAGTGTTCAGATCGTATGTGAGTTGTCCAGCCACGCCTGTTTCGCCAGAGTATCTATTCTTGAGGACTCTAACAGTTGTAGTAGAGTGTTCAGATCCACTCTGTTGATCCCTTTCGAGTGCGATAACTCCGTCAGAAAGTTGAGCAATGCTCGCACTTCCTCTAAGTTGTCCAATCGTAACTCGTGCTCCTTCTTCATGGTTGTGATCCGTTTGTGTGCGGCGTAAGTGTGATACAAGGAACAAAGCAATACCTGTTCGTTCAACCAGTGACCGTAGCTTGGTCATGGTTGTGTCAATCATTCGCCGCTCGTCACCTTCAAGACCGCTAAGAAGGATAGAGAGATGATCCAGAAAAACAATACGGCAATCGAGTCCGCTTGCCAGATACTCAATGCGATTATAGATAACATCAGGATCATAGCTACCAAAACCATCATACAAATAAAGATTCCAAGTAGCCATTGTCCGACCATATGCATCCTGAAGCGATGCCTTGTCATGTTCCCCAATGTGTAGTGGTTTGCCAACGGCAGAGCTCATCAAGCCAAGGGCTGTTCGTCTGTTACTTTCTTCAAGCGCCAGGTAACCAACCCGTTCGCCGCTTTGTAGGAAGTGAGTGCAAAGTTCTCTACAGAAAGAGGACTTGCCTGCGCCAGTCGCTGCAGTAATAGTGACAAGCTCGCCGTATCTAACACCGTGAGTGAGTCGCTGGAGTCCCGCAAAAGGGTATTCATGATCGCAAGGTTTGGAGGGTTGTGTAACTAAGTCGAGCAGAGTTTTGCCATCGACAATACCGTCTGGTCTATACAACACATGGTCATAGTTACAGACAGCTCGTATAGCCTCAGCATCCCCTGCTTGTAATGCATCTGAGGCGTCCTTGTGTTCCTCTAGAGCACCGATGTAAACCTTGCCGGGTGGTAACACCTGGGCGCAGTCAGTCGCGGCCTTCTGGCCGGCTTCATCGTTGTCAAAAAAGAGGACAATCTTATCGTAATGATTGATCCATTCATAGTGATTTTGGATCGCTTTCTTTGCAGCCTGTGCTCCGTTAGGGATAGAGACTACATCCCAGTGTGGTTGTGCCTCCCATACAGACAGACAATCCATCTCACCTTCAGTGATTACAAGCTTCTTTGTCTTGTTGGTTGTCTTGTGCCTGAATAGCTGCATACCAAACAAAGAGTTGACCTTACCCTCACAGGTAAATGTCTTGTCCTTGCCTTTTACTTTCGCGCCAATAAGCGCTCCGTCGCTGCTGAAATAATAGAAGCGTAGCTTTTCTCCGTCTCTGTAGCACTTGAATTTCTCACAGGTTTGCTCAGAGATTCCTCGTTTCTGCAGCCGTCCGGCTGATCCTTGGAGTTGAACATTGGTGGTCATTACATTGTTATTAACAGTGCCGTCACCGTGTACATAATGGTGACAGACAAAACAAAAAGTGTGCCCATCAGAGTAAAGAGATTTACCATCTGATGAGCCACAGTTTTCACACGGCTCATGCCGTATAAATTCAGAATCTTGAGTAGTATGGTTCTCCATATTCCTCTATTTGTTTAGCCCACGGACACGTAGGGCGGCCTAAGTGGTAAAAAATAAACCTTTCTATCCTATTAGTCCATACATGCCACACATCTTCCCAGAGTTCATGTAACCACCACCAGTAATCTTCATCACGGTCAAGTAATTTGCTAACAAACCTGTCAATTGTGTCTATGATGTTTGTGTTAATAAAGAGAAAGATATTATCTAGAATGATGTACCACCTTTCCATTTTCCAGGGATGGTTTTCATCTAGATAATCTTTTAGGTCAGCCATTCGACTGGAATAGTGGCGTATGATGCCCATTTTATTCCGTGGCGTTCGCACCACGCAGCGTAGGTAGTTTTAGATTTCTTAGATATTGTATTGTAAGGTGCTTGAAAGACCATACGCAAGTCAACTAAAGGGTTTTGTTTGATAACCTCTAGTATTTTCTTGCGATCTTTCGCATCCCAGTAGCCTTTTGTCTCTAACCAAATACCATTAGGCAAGGCAAAGTCAGGCGTGTATGTGTGCTGGATAACGTACGGGATCTTTGTGCTTTCGTACTCATACGAGACACCTAGATTGGTGAGCAGGTCAGCAACCCGCTCCTCCAGCTTGGATCTGAATGCCATTAGCACTCATCTTCAATAAGTCCCTCAACGATTTGTTCAACCACGTCCGTAACAGCACGTGCCATCTCATAACGAAAGTCAGACTTGTCTTTCTTGTGTCGAGTAACTGTAATAGTAGGCAGCTCAATAGTGAGCCGACACTCCCAGAGGCCAAGGTCTGGATCCTTAGTGATCACTACATCAGAAGTCATCATCTTCTCCTGCTTCAGGAGCGGGGGTGATGTTGGGATCACCTGCTTTGAATCCTTGTGTTTTTCCAAAAAGTTCTGCCACATCGCTATCGCTCAGGTCGCCAGTGTCAACACCAGCAGCACTGCTGAGCGTTACCACTTGAATACCTTGCAGCTTCAGTGACGTGCCATAGGTGACACCATCCTTGAGGATGTAAGGCTTTTGGTAGAAAGCCAGCTTGACTTTCGATCCAGAATACAAAGGCGTGCCGTTATCAACGACAGGTGAACCCTCAGTATCTACAACAGGTGGTTTAGTCTCCTCATTCCAGGAAAACTTGACTTTATATTTACCCTCAGACACCTCTTCCCAAGGCTCAGGGCGGAGAGAAGAACGCTTAGGGTTCTTTAGTTTAGATTCAGCCCATTTAAGGGTTTCAACTCGATCATCCTCAAGCTTGCTTACCATGTCAGCATCAACAACAGCAGACAATGAGTAACCATATTGAGATGGTTTCAGTACAGCCTGGTACCCTTCAAGGACAACAGGCTCTTTAGTTACGAAGGTGGTTCGTGCCATTAACAGAAAAAATAGGTTGATTCAATCACTGATGACGGTTCAAGGTCACCAATGATCGGTGGTTTGGTGGTTGCGCCGACTTGCTCGGCCCATTCGTTTAGGTAGTCATGCTCCGCAAAAAGGTGCATGTAAGTTTCTCGTACGATTGCTGACAAAATAGACATATCACTACTGCGGCATAGAACCGAATCGTGTATGAGGGCC